TCTTTTGCTATACCTGCTTTGATTGCATACTCATAAGCCATCTGAGCAGCACTGATCACATTACGCTGAGAGTTTTCCCAGAATGCTGCAATGTGTAGATTATCACATTCTATGCTGTTCTGACGATTTTCAGTATCTTGCATTCTAGCTTCTCGAAGTACAAATACTCCTAGATCGTCAGGATCTGCATACCGCTGACTAAACTCCTGAAAGGAGAAGCTGCGGTGACGTAGTATTTGTTTCGCTATATCACGAGTAGTTTCAATCTCCATGCACACAGATACCATCTCGAAAGGAGACCAGTGTTTGTGTTTCATTAGGTAACGAACTAACTTTTCTGATGTTTCTTTATTCTCTTGATTACTAGGATTAGATACCCGCGCAATATACGCTATATCCTCTAGTAGTGTATTTCCTCCCATTCCTTTTGAATGGCTAATTAATTTAACTTTCACTTTGCAGTTATCCTTCTATCATACATTGCGTAGTTGTCGTCCCACCACTCAGGCCTATCTCTGTGTGACCAAGTAGCGAAGGTTGCTTTATCTAAGTGATAATAATCTCTGTACGATTGTATAGGATTATCATAGTCTTTCAGGTCATCTGGCATTGCTAATCCAAATGTTGTAAACCCTACTCTGTCCATATTTTTAGGGGCAGGTAGTTTGTTTACTACATCGACTATGGACTTATGCTGCTTGCCATAGCGATAATAATACTCATCATTCAGAGCATTGCCGTAACAGTGTGTCCACTCAAAGTTATCTAAAGACGAACGCACCCATATAGTACAAGGGTGGTTGTACATCATAGGCAGGTAAGGTGTAAGAGGTCTTTCTTCCATGGGAAGATGTTTGATTTCTTTCTTAAGTTCGTTGAGGTGGTCACGCTCTTCTTTGTTAAGAGCTCGAGGTACAAAACCTAGATGAGTATCTACCCATATTGCGGTACACATTAGCTGTGCTACTTCCAAAGGCATTTTTACTATATGCTTGTCAACATGGTACTGCGCACACTTATCTAGGTCTTGGTCTAAATAAAATAAATTCATTGAGGTTATGTCTCCATTGTAGAATATATTATACTAAAATGAAGACACTTTGTCAAGAAACATTTTCCAGTCGAGACATAAGCCGTTCAGCCCTATTCGGTACTTGGTCATACCATTTACTATCCCTTCCTTCTTTTGCTGCGGTTTTCCAATCTTGTTCTAATAATGCTGCTTTCATCTTTTTGAACTTTCTCATGCGAGTCCGTCCCATATTAAACATCATATTAACCAAGATTTCGTGGACTTCCTCTGGCCAACTAGAAAACCTTGCTCCGTATATAGCTTCACAGTCTCCGACTGCTGTGTAGAGGTCTTTTTCAAAGGCTTCTTTAACTCTTTTTTCTGAGACTGAGGTTCCGATTGGCTCCCAGTATTCGTTGTCTTCTCTGAGGATTCTATGCCCGATACCAAACGTCGGGTACCCGAGATGATCCATGTAAATAGCATATTTTACTCCCTCATCTTCCTCTAATTGCTTTTGAATTTTTTCTATATTCATTTTTTACCCATAAATCCTACTGCTGCTCGTACACCAAATGATGCTGCAACAATTACGCTAAGTGTGTATTGATACCATGCAGGCATTTCTTCTAACGCCATAAATCCTGCATGAACGTATTCTACCGTTTGAGGAAAGAAGCATAATATCATAGGAATACTGAAGAGTAGCGTTAGCCACTCATCTTTCCAAGAATTGCCAGAATTTCTAGCCATGATTGCTTCCCAGTCTGCCTTACTCTGGGAAGCAGTTATCATTACTTGTGCTTCTGCCTCTGCCTGGGCTTTCATCTTACTATTCTTACCCTCTAGCCAAGTCTGCCCTAGCCCCGCTATGGATCCTACTATTCCTCCCCACATATTATTTCATCTCTATCATCTGCTTTAATGTAGCTAGAAATTCCAGCCAATATAGAGCAGATGATTATTGCTATAAATAGCATTTTAGGTTTTAGTTCTATCATTACGTTTCTCTTTGAAGAATGGGTCTTCACTTTCTCGTACATACTCTACGAACGTAATTCCCATTATCCCCCACACATATAGTGGGAGGGATAACAGGAGTACTAATGCCATGTCTACTAGAAGTTCTTCCAAGTAAAGGCTCCAAAAAACATTTCATCTTCTGACATCTGTCCCCAAGGCACTAATCTGCTAGGGTCTGGATTCATTAGATTCTCTGCCGAGTTATCGAACGCCCCCTCTACAAACAATCGAGTTCCTTTTGGCAAGAACTTAGGTTCTTTCCATGTATACGATAACTGCCAAGCATAATCATACACAGGAACATCAATCAATTCTTCACTGCTTCCATCTGGATAGAATGCAGTTGCCTTCATACTTTTGCCTCGAAAGTGCATATGAGGTAAGAATGTATGCAGATTAACATCTCTTTTTAATACTACTTCTGCTGTTTGCACAAAGTTAGGATCATAGGGAGGAATTGGTGTCCACTTGTCAGGAAAAATACAAGCACAATCGCCTGCCATTCTATCTTCTGGAACTACCCCCTCATCATGAAAATACAAACCAATTCGTGCTTTGTCAGTTCTTGCAGTGCCATCAGGTGTGTAATGTAGCTGTAGATTTACAACTGAGCCTGCTCGTAACAAACCACCAGTATTTTCATCATAGTAATCAGGATCTCCCCCTGGAACATATGCACTAATACTTGAATAATTCATCTCAGCTTGCCCGCCGCCTTGTGTGCCTAGAATATTCATACTTCCTTGTCCAGGTAATACTACTGAGTTAAGCATATGATGCATTACAGTAGGCTCTGAAGGTAGATATTCTGAACCCCGTAGCCACTTATCTTCTGTCAAACCAAGAGGTACACTAACATAACGATAAGGAATTGCACTTGGTCCTGCAGGAATTTCCATAGGAGGGACTTCAATAATCATATCAGGCTCGCCGTGTACCCACTCTGAAGTAGAGTAAGTAGTTTCTGTTAGAGGATCTCTATCTCCCTCTACAGGAGCCCCTTCGTCAATCCATTGTACAATAGTTTGCATTTCAGAAGGGCTAAGCGTTCTATGATTAATAATTACGTCTGCATACTTGCGATCAATTTGACCGGGAGGCATCTTCTTATTAATAACTGCTTCTCGAATTGCAGGAGCAAAAGCCTGTAGCATTCTATAGTCAGTCATTGCCCAAGGAGCAATACCTCCATCTCTGTGACACGATTGACACTGTTCTACAAAGATAGGAGCTACATTATCTGCGTACTCACTTGCTTCTGCTCTGAGTCCAAGCATCAACACTAGTATGCCAAAAGTAGCTACTGCTGCGTTTAGTCTATTCATTTATCTTCTCCGTCAATAACTGCTTGGGATTGTTCTATCCACATTTGCATAGTTTTATTTGTTTTGTAATTAGACTCTTTGGCTGCTTCACCAAAAGTGTCAATAACCCACTGAGCGCAGTCTTTGCTGCGCCCGTGGTAGTTCAATACAGAATCAGTCATTGCCTGCTACCATCCTCTGTGCTTGTAGTCTATCAAACCCTTCCTCGTCTAAATGTGTGATTGCTAACCAGGCGTGAGTCATTTCATCACCTGTACGTGAGCCGCCCATTACAAACATATCTGGGTCTGGATTGTTTGGATTTGCACTCGTATTATCATACCACTGCTTGAGAATGATGACTGCTCCTGCGGGAATTAGAGGGGCAACTTCTGGCGCATACAAATGGCTATGGTGCCACGTAGCACTCCAGTTAGATATCTGACTTATGGATTCGGTGCGACCAGTTTCTGGGTAAAAGATTTCAAGGCTCGCTGCATTCATACGCAAGTGACCGTGCGGCTGAAAGCTATCTAAACGCACAGGATGATCGAAACTGTGAAATCCCTGTGTCATTGCATACCCATTGGGTGGGACTACTAAATCGTCCTGATCTCCAAGGCGATACAAACTCAAATCTTGTTTGTATTTCAGTTGTGCGCTTTCCTCTTCGGTATATAA